AGAGGCAATGCGTAATGAGCTATCTCGGCAGACCGCTGAGTATGCCAAGCAAGGCGCATCACTCGAGCAGCAGGCGCAGACAGCGCGTCAGCAGTTTGAATCCCAGCGATTGCAATACCAAGAAAATCGCCTGGCGATGGAGCAAAAGGCCAAGGAAGTGCAGGCAGCAGCCGACGAAGAGCGCCGCAAGGCCGCCGCATCTGAGGCATCTGCACTGCGGGCCAGAACCCGTGGCGGCCGCCGTGCGTTGCTGTCTCAAGAGCGTCTGACGCCTGAACTTGGTATCGCCGCAGCTGAACTCTCACCCGGCATGAGGATGCAATAATGGCCAAGGCACCGCGCTTTCGCAGAATGACGGACATCGACCGTCTGGCGCAACAATATAGCCGCAGCATCAATGAGCTGACCGGCCAATACGAGACATCATTTAGCGAATATCAAAAGCAAGTTGCCCAGCAGCTGGCGCCGTTTGAGGAGGCATCGACCAGATATAAAACGGAAATTCTTCCGGCCTATGAGCAACAAGCACAAAATTATAGAAAAAGATTAGCAGATTATCAAAAGTCACTTGGGGAAATTGGCAAAAATCCTTTTGAGGAACAAAAAATACTCGGCTCATTTAAACCTTATGGGAAAACTTATGAGTGGGGCTATGTTATTAATAACCAATGGTATAGCGCAAAAAATCTTCCAGAGGGATATGTTGAAGAGAGCCCAACAGGAGATTTTGCTTTAAAAAAGAAAAGCATTCCAAAATTTACCGAAAAAGCCCCGGTTGCCCCAACCGCACCAACAGCGCCAGAGGTTGCCGCATTTGATGCGTCGCAATTTGAGCAGCGCCGTGGCCAGCTGCAGGAAGAGTATGGCCGCGAAGTCGGAGAGCGCCGCGCCGGTAGGCTGGCCGCTGTCTCTCGCCGCAGTCGCAGACCAATGCTACAGGGAGCTTAATCATGCCAGGTCATTACGGAACAAAAGACAAGATGAAGGACAAGGTGTCCAAGGTTATGCGCGAGTACAAGGCCGGCAAGCTGAAGTCATCTAGCGGCGACAAGGTCAAGTCACGCGACCAGGCGGTTGCCATTGCTTTATCTGAAGCCGGTATGAGCAAGGAAAAGAAAAAATGAAAGAGGTATGGGATAAGCCGCGCCCCAAAGACCTGGGCAAGCCAAAGGAACTATCGTCAGCTGAGAAGCGCATGGCGATGCGTAGAGCCAAGGCCGCAGGCAGACCCTATCCTAATTTGATCGACAACATGGCAGCAGCACGGGGGAACAAATGAAAGTAGAAGTGTCCATCGAGAAAGAGTACGAAGAAGAGGGAGATACGGTTGAGCTGTCCAAGCTCCCGCCAGCACTTCGCAAGAAGATTGAAAAGTACATGGCAGCCAAAAAGCCAGGCAAGCCAATGCGCGGCCTGAAGGAAATGATGGACGAGGCCGAGCTTGAGGAAGAGGAAGACTAATGTTGCGCGACCCAGAGGGTGGGCTGACCGAGGCTGGCCGGCGCAAGTTTGAGCGGTCTGGCGAGAGCAAGAACCTCCAGCCTGGCGTCAAAGACAGCAACCCTGTGGGTGAGCGAGCGCGACGCAAGGGATCTTTCCTGACTCGGTTTTATACCAATCCGAGCGGCCCGCTGGTTGACGATGATGGCGATCCTACCCGGCTGGCCTTGGCCGCCAACGCATGGGGTGAGCCTGTGCCACGCACTGCGGGCGCCGCAGCCAGGTTGGCCGCCAAGGGTCGCAACCTGCTGGAAAAGTACAAGTTAAACAAGGACGACTGACATGGAATACCAGAAACCCGTCGGAGGCATGAGGCTCAAGCCGGATGAGATCATGAAGCGGCAGGAACTCGCCCAGCGCAAGAAGGACGAATTTCAGCAGCTCTATCAAGATGCCTACGAGTTTGCCCTGCCACAGCGCCAGCTCTATGGCGTATGGGAGGGTTCGGCAACCGGCAGCAAAAAGATGCAGCGGGTTTTTGACTCTACCGCCATCAACTCCACTCAGCGGTTTGCCAACCGGCTGCAGTCTGTTGTTTTCCCACCACAGCGCAAATGGGCAAGGCTGGAACCTGGTCCGTCAATTCCGGCTGACCGCAAGCAGCAGCTGCAGGCAGTGCTGGATGTCTACGGCGAGCAGATGTTTGCTGTGCTCAAACAATCAAACTTTGACATTGCGATTGGTGAATTCCTGCTGGATCTGGCGGTCGGCACGGCCTGCATGATGGTGCAGCCGGGTGACGACGTATCGCCGATTAACTTTATCCCTGTGCCGATGTTCCTTGTTTCCTACGAGGAAGGCGCGAATGGTCAGGTCGATAATGTCTACCGTCGCATGCGAATGAAGGGCGAGAGCATTCAGCGCCAGTGGCCAGACGCCAAGATACCTGATCAGTTAAAGCGCCAGATTGAGCAGAAGCCCACAGACGACATTGAGCTGCTGGAAGCCACAATCTTTGACCAGAAGCGCGGCGATTATTGCTATCACGTTATCTGGAAGCAAGGCAAAGATGAGCTGGTCTATCGCCGTCGCAGCACTTCGCCCTGGGTAATCTCACGTTACATGAAGGTTGCCGGCGAGATCTATGGTCGCGGCCCGCTGATGACTGCCTTGCCAGACATTAAGACGCTGAACAAGGTTAAGGAACTGCTGCTAAAGAATGCTAGCCTGGCTGTTGCCGGCGTCTATACGGCTGCAGACGATGGCGTTTTGAATCCCAACACCGTCAAGCTGGTGCCGGGTGCAATTATCCCTGTGGCTCGCAATGGCGGTCCACAAGGACCAGCCCTGCTGCCGCTGCCCCGCTCCGGTGACTTTAACGTCAGCCAGCTGGTGATCAACGATCTGGCCGCCAACATCAAGCGCATTCTGCTGGACGAGTCGCTGCCGCCGGACAATATGTCTGCTCGTTCGGCCACCGAGATTGTTGAGCGCATGAAGGAACTTGCTCAAAATTTAGGCAGCGCCTTTGGCCGTCTGATCAACGAAACCATGATCCCGCTGGTGGCCAAGATCCTTGAGGTGATGGACGAGCGCGGGCTGATCGACATGCCGCTGCGGGTCAATGGGCTCGAGGCCAAAGTGGTTCCGGTGGCTCCGCTGGCGATGGCTCAGAATATGGAAGAGGTCAACGCAATCATCCAGTACACCCAGCTAATGCAGGCATTTGGCACAGATGGGGCGCTGTCGATTAAAACGGATATGGTTGTCGATTACATTGGCGACAAGCTGGGCGTGCCTGCTGCGGTTCGCAATACGGCAGCCGAGCGTGCGGTGCTGATGGAGACAATGCAGCAGCAACAGCAAGAGGCGGCACTAGCGCAGGCTATGGCTATGCAAGCGCAGGCCGGCGGCCCGCCGGGATTGCCAGCACCTGAAGGGATGGTCTAATGGATTACGGGATGAGGCCGGACAAGACGGCAAAAGGCAAAGGATACTTTGGCGAGATCAAGCGACCAGACGGCAATGTTATGACTGAGATTACCGTGGGTGTCGGGCTTGATGGGAAACAGGTAGACATACCGCTGATCGTGCCGACGCTCAACAAAAGCGAGTTGAATTACCTGATGCGAAACAATCCAAAATCAAACACGTTCATGGAAAAGATGCCACCATCTATCATGGACAAAGCTGTTGATCATGCCGTGATGCGTATGAAAGAAGGAAAATCTCCCTACGCCGGCCCCGATGAAATTATGCAAATTCCAACCAAATGAGCTGGGACGAGCTTGATGCAATCCTCTCCGACGTTCGCCCGGTAGAGCAGCAGCGGGAGGATCTCTCGCGGCTGTGCCTGCGGGTGTTTGGCTCAGAGGATGGCCAGAAGCTGCTGCAGTGGCTGCGGCAAATGTATGTGGATGTCCCCGTCGCCGTGCCGGGTACGGATCCCTCACACGCTTTCTTTGCCGAAGGGCAACGAACTGTCGTGCGGGATATTGAAGCACGGATACAACAAGCGAGGAATTTATGATTGAAACGGCAACTGCCGAGCCCGGCAACTCCGGCCTACTCGACAGCGTCACAGTCGAAGACTCAAATCAACCAGATCAAAACAGCCAGGCTGTTCAGATCGACCACAAGCAAAGGGACGCATCAGCACCAGAGCCAGAAGATCCACTCGAGCGGCCAGACTACTGGCCAGAGAACTTCTGGAACAAAGACACCAACGAGCCGGATCTTGAGGGTATCGCCAAATCCTGGCGGGATCTTCGCGGCAAGATCAGCAAGGGCGCTCACAATGCCCCGGCAAATGGTCAGTACGATCTGTCGTCGTTTGGCGAACAGGCCAACGACAATCCGATTGCCACTACCCTATCCGGCTGGGCGAAGGACAACGGCCTGTCGCAAGCGCAGTTTGACGATCTGGCAACCAAGCTGCAAACGCAGGCTCAGGAAATTATGTCCGGCGAAATGATTGACCCGGCTGCCGAGCTCAAGCAACTTGGGCCAAATGCCAACGCGGTAGTCAACGGCATGGTCGATTGGGCTCGCGGTTTGGTAAACAAGGGCGTCTGGTCAAAAGATGACTTCGAGGAATTTAAGATTATGGGCGGCACGGCCCGTGGCTTGACTGCCTTGATGAAGATCCGCGAAGCATACGAAGGGCGGGTGCCAATTGAGTCAGCGCCAGTTGAGGGAGCTCCATCCAAAGACGAGCTTTACGCAATGGTGGGTGATCCCAAGTACCACACAGACCCTGCCTACCGGCAGAAGGTCGAGAGAATGTTTAGGACATATGTCCCTGACTAATCTCAAGACCCGGCCATGCGCCGGGTTTTTTTCTTGCCTTTTTTGGAAAAGTCAATACAATCTCGGCAAGGCCCACCGGGTAACCGACCCTGACTTGTGGCGAGATGCCACCGATTGGCTGCCGTAAGCGGCAAGCACAGGCCCGCATCAGCGGCTCACCGACGCGCAAAACCACTGACTAATCAACCGAATGAGGTAATCAAATGGCCGTTTCTCTCTCGAACGCCTTTGTCACGCTCTTCGATGCTGAAGTCAAACAGGCTTACCAGGGCAAGGCAATGCTGGTTGGTGCTGTGCGTCAGCGTCGTGGTGTCGAAGGTTCTACTGTACGTTTCCCCCGTGTCGGTCGCGGCGTGGCTTCTGCCCGCGTAACTCAGACTGATGTAACCCCGATGAATGTCGGATTCTCCAATGTGACTTGCACGCTGTCCGATTGGAATGCCGCTGAGTACAGCGACATCTTCTCGCAGCAGAAAGTCAACTTTGACGAGCGCTCAGAGCTTGTGCAAGTCGTTGGCGCTGCAATCGGCCGCCGCCAGGATCAGCTGATCCTCGACGCGCTGAACGCTGCAACCAGCACTGGCACCGTGGCAAACTCAATTGGTGGCTCAAACACCAACATGAATATCGCCAAGCTGCGCGAGGCTGCAAAGATCCTGAATGCCAAGAACGTGCCTTCCGATGGCCGTCATATCATCATTCACGCCAACTCGTTGGCCTCGATGCTTGAGCAGACTTCTGTCACCAGCTCGGACTTCAACACCGTTAAGGCGCTGGTTCAGGGTGAAATCTCCACATACATGGGCTTTACTTTCCATGTTTTGGGCGATCGCTCGGAAGGCGGCCTGCCAATCGACGGTTCCTCGGATCGTACCCTGTACGCATTCCACAAGGACGCCATCGGCTACGCAGAAGGTATCGCTCCTCGCACAGAGATCAACTACATTGCAGAGAAGACCAGCTGGCTAGTTAATGCCCTGTTCTCCGCTGGTGCGGTTGCGATCGACAGCGAGGGTATCGTCAAGATCACTGCCCGCGACACTGCGGCTGCAGCTTAATAGGAGGGCCGAATCATGCCTTTTGCAGCTGATGGTTTTAACACTCACGGCGCTTCCAAAGCAGGAAACGCTCCGTCGGTTCATACATACTCAACGGCTGACGCTATTGCGGATGTAAACACAACCGGCTATTTCAACGCTGTTGCCTCCATCCTTCGTGTTGGCGACATCATCTTCTGCTATACCAGCAGCGGCGGCACCCCAGCGATGTCTATCGTTTGGGTGAACTCCAACACTGGTTCGGTGGTGGATGTGACCAACGGCACAACCGTTGACGCGACCGACAGCGACTAATCGCAGTCTGACGCAACCGGGCCAGCTTCTGAGAATTCTCGGAGGTTGGCCTTTTTCACATAAGAGGTTCAAATGGCAGCAGGCGATACAGGAGTTTCCATCTGCTCTGACGCGCTGATTATGTTGGGCGCGAAGGCAATTACGTCTTTTAATGACGGAACAGACGAAAGCTCAGTCTGCGACCGCCTGTATCCAGACATTCGGGATTCGACCCTGATGATGTATCCGTGGTCATTCTCAATGAAGAAGATCGCGCTGGCACGCTTGGTAACAACACCCACCAGTTTCTGGAAATATGAATATTTGCTGCCTGGTGACCGCCTCGGCAACCCGCACTCAGTGCGCGACAGCGCCGCCATTGGCAACTTTATCAGCGCCGAATGGGAGATTCAGGGCGACAAACTGCTGACCAATCTGGAGGCGGTTTACATTGACTATCAGTAC